CGATTTCGCCGGCGTGGATTTTCACCAACTCATCGAAGGCGATCGCCTTGGCCGCATCAACCGACATGTCGCTGTCGATTGCGTTTTTACTGACCGCCTCGAGTCCCGGCAGATTAAGGGCCAACGTAATGGCGTTGATTCGCTCCCTTTCTGCGGCGGCGGCCTTTGACGTTTCTGCTTTTTCTGTCATTTGTAACTCCTTTATTTTTTGTTGTGTTAAAGTTTCGGCCAGTGCTATGGCCGCCACATCCATGCGCAGTCCCGGCAGGTCCATTCCTGCCAGTTCGTCGAATGATTTAATCCCGTCTATAAGTTTCATCTCGAGCGCCTTCGATGCGACAAACGACCTTCCATCCGCCGCCGTCCGCAGGGTCGGGTTATCGAGTCCCATCTCGCCCCTTGCCCTCATTATCGCCGACAGGAACGCCTCATACGTGTCGTTAATCCATTCCTGCAGGGCCTCGACGTTTCCTTCCGTTATTTCAACTCCCGGCTGACCGATCCCCTTATTGTCGCCGGAACGGATGATGTGAAATTTCAGGCCCAGTTGCTCCGCCCTTTTCGAGCTGTCAACCACCACCGTGTACACGCCGATACTGCCGACCGTGGCTACATCCGAGGAGTATATCATGTTGCACTGGCTTGCGAGCCAGTAGGCAGCCGATGCCGCGAAGTCATCGACGTAGGCGATTGTCGGCTTGACAAACCCCGCCTGATAGATTTTATTGGCGAGCGATGGCACGCCGGCGATGCTTCCGCCGGGCGATTCTATTTTGAAGATGATTGCCTTTACCTTGGTGTCGGCGAGGGCCATATCGATATGTTCGTTGATCTGCTCGACGCTCGTCCCTTCGGGCGTGCTGACGCCGTTGACCATTGAGGAGTATTTTGCGATGACGCCGGTTACGGGTATGATGGCTCTGCCCGTTAATGTCACGGTGTACCCCCACTGGTCTTTGTTCTTGTCGGGTGACTCTATGGCCGCGGCGACCTCATCAGCCGACAACTTTATCCCCGCAACGTGTCTTTCGAGTATATTGCAAAGGTGCTGAAGCGTGTCGAGGTTCATTCCCCACGCCTGGTTCGTCACATATTTGACCAGCACTGCATGATCGGATTGTTTCTTAATTTTTTTTATCGGTTTTTCTGTCTGTTCGGGCATTTTTCATGCCTCCTTTATTTTTGTCCTGATTATCGCCCTGGTTCTCGTCGTCGGGCGGATTGCCCCCGTCGGCGGGCGTATTATCCGGTTTTGTGACGGCCGGTTGCTGCATATCAACCCCGCAGAACACCTGCCACGGGACATCGACGCCGGTATCTTTTTTAAGCTGTTGCGATCTCTCTATCGCATCCTTTATTTCCTGCTGGCGTTCAACGAACACCTCTTCCGGCTCGCCGCCCCTCGCCCTTATATTTTCCGATACTGTTTTTTCGCACGATTGCACGGCGATCTTGTTGCCCTGTGCCTCTTTCTGCGGATCGATATACTCCTCTTCCGGCCACTGGCATCGTGCCGAAAAAATATTCGGCGCAGGCGGCAGTTCTCCGAGCGCGATTCCGCGTGCTATCTGCCAGCGATACCACGGCATTGCCTCTCTCGTCTCGGCGAAGTTCCTCCATACCCGGGTGGTTTTCTTTGCTTCCGCCTTCGCCATTCGTCCGGACGAATAGTTCGTCTGCGAAAAGTCCAGCATGAGAATTTCCAGCGGCATTCCCACCCCGACGCCCAGTATCCTTGCGCAAATCATCAGGTACGGACTGAAGTTGTCGCCCGGCCGCTGAGAGCCGAATACGTCGATGTCCTCGTCCTGAAGAAGGTCGAATATCATCAGGGGTTCCATCTTTTCGAGCTTATCGAATGTTTCGTTCGTCGGTCCGGTATTGGTCGTAATATTCGGCGGTCCGTTATTGACCTCCAGCGGCGTTTTTCTCGTAATCTTGTACCCGAGCATGGAATTGGCGAGCGCTGCGATTGCCTCATAATCGATATAATCATTCATCCTGTCGTAGAAACCGAGAATTGTGGCGAGAAACGGCACGCCCCGCGTCTGGTTTTTGCGTTTGCGAAACGCCGGGAATATCGCGTATTGTTCAGGCACTCTCTGGTAATCAGGCGAAGATTCTTTCAGGCCGCCGTAATCGCCCTTTGTCAATCGCTGGCGGACGTAGTATCCGTTATGTCCGTTATAATCATCCAGTTCGACGCCGAGCACTATTCTTTTGTCCGGGGTCTGGAGTCTGGAGTCCGTGGGCGTTTCTACCTGGTCGGCCTCGAAGACGAGCAGATTTCCTTCTTTGCGTTTCACCCATAGCTGGTCGCCATCGTTCCATACGGCCCGCAGGCCCGTCATTGCCATATCGGGAAAATCATCCTGCCGTGCGGCATCGGCGAACCGCGCCTCCATCCTTCGGCTGATATAGCTTTTGATTTTTTCGTTAAGCGTTTTTTCTTTTGTGGTCGGGATAAAATCGAAATTAGCGCCAAAAATATTATGCACCGCCCTGTCCAGCAGCCCGCTTATAAGCGGTGACTGCCTGTCGTGCATTCGGCACACCTCCCTCAGTTGTCCCAGCGTGCGCTTATCCTGATGTCTGTCGGCGGACGCGAGCAGTCCGGCGATTACCTGAAACGCCTTGCGAGTGCGAGAGGGTTGTGTCACCTCGTAGCCGACGCCCGCCGCCCCGAAGGCATGATACGCGGCCCTGAACCTGTCAACTACTCCCGGTTTTTTAGCAATTGTTCTCAATTATCACCTAACTGATATCGCCTAATCTTACTGTCCCCGTCTGTGTCCTGCATTCCTGCTGGAGATTGACCCGCAGTTCACGCAGGTCCTGCAGGTCCCTGTAAACGTATGTCCTGTTATTCAGGGAGACGGACTTCGTCGGCGTCGCCAGTAACGCCAGTATTGCCGCGTTCACCGCCGTCAGAAGTTCCGCTGCTGTTGGATTTGTAGTACTCATAAAAAAAAGCCTTAAACATTTTTTTGCCCCCCGCGTCAGCTTTTGGCGGGGGGTCGTCTTTGATTACCAATATCGGCATTGCGGCCTTTTCTCACAATACCCTGTTTTCCAAACATGCCCATGTTGTTTCCAAACCGTTGGAAAGCGGCCGCCCCGTCACTTTTGTTTATTCTCGGCAGGAACACCCGTTTTAACCGTCTCTGGGCCAATCGCCTGCTTGCCGCGATTATCCTCAATATTTTTTATCGGATAGGTGTGTCTTCCCTTGCCCTGGCATTTGACGTAGCGGGTTTTGAGCGTCCTGCCATCCGACATCTGGGTTGACATTGTCCTTTGGACAATGACTGGTTTGCCGCACAACTGGCATATGGTCAGTTTGCCGACATACTGTTTGCTGCGGGCGACCCTCGCCTTTATTATGCGGTCGATCAGCTCCTGATGCTTGCCGGTTGTATCGAGTCCCAGTGTTTCCGCAACCGCCTGCAATTCTTTTGTGTCGAGTTTTTCCCTGATTACCTGTTCTGTCATTTCATCCATGTTCAACCTTGTCATTTGCGAACTCCAAAAAATTTAGTTTCTAAATTTTTTGCCCCCCTTGCCAGTTTTGGCCCACAAGGACAAAACTAAGGGAGGCAATTTTATCTTTGTATTTTCCCTACCCTTCTTACCGCCGCAGGGTTTGCCGCCCCGGTTTTCATATACTGGATTCCCTTATAGAACGCCGCCGCGGCCATAAGCACCTCGACATCCAGCGAATGCGCCTGCGCACCCGGCGTCACTCTCTCCCACTTATACGAGACGTTTCCTTTGCCATCGACGTTCTTAATTAGTTGTTCGTTGCAGAACTCGCGGATATAATAGAGCGGCGTCCCCGAATAAAATTGCAGTTTCGCCGGCTCGAGCACGACGCCATCCTCATCGGCAGTCGGCACGGCCCAGCCCGTTACCTGGTTTTTGAAATAAAACGTATCGATTTCCAGAAGTATCATCCCTTTGTATCTCAGCCGTTGCCGGGCGTTCAGTCTCCGTTCAGTCGCCCTTTCAAGGTCCTGCGACTTCAGCGGGTTGGGGCAGGGGCCGACAAGTCCCTTGGTCGGAAAGCAGATATGCGGACGTCTCCTGGCGTAGTCGTATATTTTGTCCGCCTGCGGGTCTTCATCTTCCTCGTTGTGATAGGGTCGTTTGCCCTGGTATCCCGAATCGATTAGTTCGCAGGCCACCGACAGTTTCATATCGCCGCCCTCGACGGGAAATTCCCTGGCGAACAGCAGTTCATCCAGTTCGTCGAACGCCCGTTCGGATGAGCTGCTTGCCACCTCGCCGGAGTCGATAAGGTAGCTTTTCAGGCATCCGGGCGTAAATCCGCGTATCCCCCATCGTATCCTCGTTGTGCCGGTGGTCAAACTCTCGTGGTAATCGGCCCCGGCGACGAGGATTATAACACCCTGCGGCACGGTCCCCTGTTTATAGCCGCCGGCCAGCTTTTTAACATCTTCAATATTGAGGTGTCGCCCTTTCATCTTGTAGGGCAGTCCTTCATCGTTATTGCGGAATGTCATCATCAGTTTCTGCCTGTTGGCCGAGGGCTGTTGGGCCCTGAAGAATCTTGACAGCATTCTTGCCCAGGACATGTCCGGCGCGGGGCTGAGCAGGCCGGGTATATGAAAGCCGCTTCGTCTTTTCGGCCTTTCCGGCTCGCCGAGCAGTATCCCATCCGGTGACACTATCTGTCCCTTCGGGCACCATATTCCCTGTTTAATCAGCGATGGTTTTTCGTATTCGAGTATTTTATTATCGCAATGTTCGCACTCGTACCAGCAGTCGTTTTTCTTGATTATTTCTTCCGGGTCGCGGAGCGTCTCAGGCAGTTTCAATCTTCCGAATTTCCAGAACTGGTATTCCCCGCATTTCGGGCAGGGTATGAAGTCCTCCTGCTGGTTACTGTCCTCGAATGCGAGCCAGGTATCGTTGTCCTCGGTAGTGGGCGTGCAGCTTAGCACTAATTTGCGCTCGCCTACCGAATACCAGGTC